TCCTCCGCCACACTCAACGCCACCATCTGATCAATAGCAGACTGCTTCGAATCGTGGCACGCGATCACTTCACCATCATCCTTGATCACAGCCCACGACGGACAATCCGTGTCGTCACTAATGAAATATGGCATAACTACACAACCTGTCGCAGGAACGAAATAACATGCGATCCGGAGTCGCTAATCGCGTACAAAGACTCATTAGGCGCGAGATCAACAACGACCGTCTCCCGACGGTCAAGATTCAACCCTGTTGACGCCGTGACGTCCGCAGGACCCAGATACAATTGCTTAGTGTTGTCGTTGTTGTGAACCGTCAACCGCGTCCAATGAACACTGTTGCCGTCAATCTGCACCGGTTCGCTCGTTCCCACCGTTACCTGACCGCTACTCAACATCAGTCAACACCCCGAACCGAATACACATCATCAATTTCCTCAAGCGACTCCGCCACCTGTGTAGCGTTTTGCAACTGAACCGTCGGCAAACCGGTGTGCTCAATGTCCGGCAACCCGACAACCTCCGCAGCCGCAGCCGGGGAATAACCAACTGCACCAGACGCGCCGCCATATCCACGCGCTTCTCAAGTTCAACAATGTTCGCTGCGCCGAGGTTCACGTTCGCCAACGCGACGCGGTACTGATCGCCGCCGTCCACGCGGTCAAGATCCTCGAGCCGGTGAATGTCATTGATGCTCAACCATCCACCCTGAATGGCCTGAGAATAAGCCGTGTACCGGTCTTGCAGATTAGATCGCAACAACCCGTCAACGTTGAACTTCAAAAACCCGTCCCCGACGATCATCATCGAATAAGCGTTTTCGATCTTTTGGATCAACGGAAGCAACGTGTACGTCACGAACTGACGCGACGATTCCTCAACAGAGGCATACGACATCGCACCCTGCTGCGTAGATTGCAGCATGTGAACGGGGATGCGGAACATCCGCGCAACCTGCTCCACCACGAACTGTTGTTCCTCAATCAACTGCGAATCAGTTGGGTTGATTGTGGTGCTATTGAACTTCGCGCCACCGGACAGGACACCCGGCCTGTGCGCCTTACGCAAACCCTTGTGACCTTTTTCCCAACCGTCTTGAATGGCTTGCGCCTGTTCCGCCGTGACCTCTCCCGGAACCTCAATCACACCCGCTGCACTTGACCCGGATCCGAAAAACGCTGCCGAGTATTCCTCGAGAGCCTTAGCGATCCCGAGAGTTTCCTTCAGTTCCTCAACACGAGACGTGCCATGCAACGCACCCGGCAACCGCAGATCCGTGATGTGGACGATTTCGTTTTCCGTCAAAACGTTTTTGCCGTTGTCCACGACATACTCAATGCGTGCATCCTGATTCCGTCGAACCTTGATGCGCCGCGGGTCAAGGATGTGCAACGCGATCACATCGCCGCGCTGATTGAACAACTTACGGGTGAACGATTCGCCATGCACCAACAGCGAAAACAACATCATTTGATAGTGATCGGTGCGGGACACGTTCTGATCGGGTTCCGGATTGTCAACCCACGCAGGCTTAGGACGCAACGCGCGCCGTTCACTACCGGCGCGGAAAAACGCGTCCACCGGCAAAGTAGAAACCGTGTCGCTGATCAGACGGATAGCAGCGAAAACGGGAGTGATACGGATCGCGTTGTCCTGCGTGATGCGGACACCCGCACGGGTGCCACCTGTCAGAGACGGGTCACCAATCTCAAACAGTTTCTGGAACGTGATCGCGCGCCGCTCCGGTGGCGTAAACAAATTATTCAGCACCGCGTGCACGCTCCAATGCAACTCCGAACATGGTCACCAAAACCCCACCAACAATGAACCCGGCAGGCGGTGCGATCAACGCTGCACCGGTAGTGATCAACACCAAACCGGCCAACTGAAACACGGTCGCCATGATTCTCCCTAAGCGAAAAACTGCGGAACCGGTTGCTCCGCTTCCGGTGTCTGATTCACGGCACGCTCAACCGCCATGATCCCCGCAACCGCGAGGTCAATCCGGCGAGCACTATGCCGCGTCTCCTTCACAATCCTCGTACCGCGACTGTCCGTCTTTAGGTACGCATTACTAACGTGACGCGTCAACGCCGGGTTGCCGTCGTGCGTCAACCTGCGCGTCAACACCATATCCGTAAACCGCTTCGTAGCCGGAGTCATACGCGCCGCCGACTGAGGGAACTCCGTCACCGGCAGATTCTCATCCGCCAACACCTCAAGCGAACGAGACCACAAATGCGGATCCGCAGTGATCTCACGCACCCGCCACCGCAAACACGCGGTACGGATAGCGTCCTCAACATCAAGGATCGGTACGCGCCACTCGTTTGCCGTCGGAGGTTTCTCCCAATGACCCGCAACAGTCACATGCGGGAACTCGCCAACCTCAACCGCTATCAGTGCAGTGCTATCACCAGAGAACGAACCATCAAGACCAAGCACAACCTCCGCGCCGTCCTCAATCTGGCGCGAATCATGACACTCATCCCAAGCCGCCTGCGGCAACCATTGACCCTGCAAACTAACCGGACGGTTGAACCAATACCGCTGCCACTCCGCCGCACTCGTTTGCGGATCCTCATAACTCGACGCGATAGCGTCAAGGTCCATCCACTCAGACGCCGGACCGTACACCTCACGCAAACCCTCAAGCCGGTCACGCTTACGCGCCGCATCAAACCGCGAAGGTGCCTCACGGTGATCAAACAACAAACCCGCATCCGACACGCGACCCTCAGCAATAGCCTGCGCGTATTGATGCGTAGCCTCCGCAACCGAACCCTCACCCGGCGCGTACATCGTGGACGTCTCCAACATCCACCCGCTAGCGATCTTACGTTTCAACAAGTTCCTGAGCGTCACCTGATGCAACCGCTGCAACCGCGGCAAAACCCACAAGTGAGTTTCGTCCGCGACAATGAACGTGGACTTGCCGCCATCCTTGCTCGAGTCCGCAGCGGACTCCGGAGTTATCTGACCATTCGGCAACAACACGCGAGTGATACCCGCATCAATCCCCGGATAATCACTCTGCAACCTCTTAGACGTATTCAAAATAAACTTGATGCCGTCATAAGTGTTCCCGGCCTGATTGAACTCCGTAGCGAACACCAGAATCTCAGGACGCTTCACCGGCACCCCAACAGGCTCACCCTCATCAAACGGGTAACCCCACGACGACACCTCACCCGCCGCAGCGAAATGAGAAAAACGCGACGGACCCAACGCCTCAACAATCGACAGGAACGCAGCCAACTCCGACTTCGCGCGACCCTTCGGACGCGACAAAACCGCACGCCTCACCCGCCGAGAACCATCCCCACCAAGTTCATACGCACGCACAATGAACGCCGCGAACTCATCATCCACCGCAACCGGGTCACCCTCAATGTCACCCGGACCATGAACAAGGAAAGTCTCAATCCAATCAATGACCTGATAACCAAGACTAATCATACAAAAACCCCCGATTGTGTCGGGGGTTTTGCATCCGTAGTACCCTCTACGGCCTTCCGGGCGCTGCCTCGTGGTGCGTTGACTCTAACACACTCAGTCATTCACAACAGCCATAAGCCGCGACTTACGATCCGCATCCACCTTCGCCACAACCGGAGCCGCCTCAACATCCTGATCAATAGCTATCTTGAGACGCATCCGATCCTCAGGAGTCGCACCGAACTTAGCGACCCGGATCCGCAACTCAGCCGCAAGACCCGTATCACCCTTGCTCATAGCGTCATGCAGAAACGCAGTATCCTCGAGGAAATCCCAATCCGTATCCGTGAACGTCTGCGCCTGAGCAGACCGCCGCCACGTCTCCCACCAACGAACCGTCCGCGCATGCCAATCATGCTCCGGCAACTCCCGACCACGCACCTCATCATCCGGCGCAAGCCGCGACAACTCAGACTGCCGCCGCTTCGTATCCGTCTCCCGAGCACGCTCGGCGCGTGGTGCAGGTCCACGACCGGCCATAACAATCCTCCCTAGTAGGAAACCAACAAACCCCAACCCGGCAACCAGCAGGCACAAACCACACCAAAACGGACATCACAGACAAACCGGAATAACAAAACCCGCCACAGCCTTTGTATTTTTTCGACTCGAGGGGTCGCAAAAACACCTAGACACGCCGTCCAAAAAAACCGGAAAAATCGGACATTTTAGGACAGACAAATCGGACATTTCGGGATCAGCCAGACTCATGCGCGTCA